GTGGATAACCCGGACCGATACGCGTCTCGCGCTAGGCCCTGGTTAATAGATTGATCATCTAGATTGATTCCAAACCGCTTAAGCCGACGCCGCATGTAGCTGTGGACACCTTGCTGGAGAAATGAATTCCCAGTAGGCTCCGCAGCGATGCAACGATCGGTTTTAGCGGACTTCGGTACCGTGAGGAACCGACTCCCCCTAACTACGTTAAAGCAGTTAGGAAGAAGGCTAAATTGCCCCCAAGGCATGACGCCAAGGAAACAGAAAGCCCAGTGCGGATCACTCTCCACTACACTCTTTAGATACGGGAGTGCAGCGGCGGTAACGGAGATGGCTCTGGAGATCTTTTTGTCAGGTGTGGCCACATCACGTTTTAAATCGTAAGTGGCTCCTGGACCCCATTTGCAACCATCTAGCACCAGGGGAACATTCAAAGTCCCAAGCACAGCAGCAATTTTACGTTGCGCCCTAAATAGGGCAGCATCAACGCGACCGGTAAACGGTCGTTGCTGAAGGTACTTGAAACGATGATTAGTAGCCTGGCACTGAATCTCGGAAATTCTCCATTTCCCGAGCGCGACCTCCCGAGGATCGACAGGGACCTTCAAGCCTTTGTACTTGGATAAGTACTCGGTAATGAAATAGTCCAGTCGAAACTTTTCGGTGTCGCAGGTTGCAACAGCCGGCAACGGCAGATCAACTAGATCTGCCTGGTTGTATTTAAAACACAACCAGACGGCTAAGGACCTTGGAGTATCTATGCGTTCGCAAAGAGTCAGAACAACCGACTCCAGCGCATCACTGCGTTTGCGTAACATGGAAGCTCCTCGAAGTTAGAACGGTTTGATCAGCGACTCGATCAACGACACCACTTGGGTGTCGTTAAGCAGGTTGTAGATCATCTTGCGCAGATCTTTACGATCTTGCAAGGTTCCCCGTTCAGGCATAACGAACTCCGCGAAAACGCGGGGCACATATGCTACGGTAGCAGACGGCGTGAGCCCGAGACTATTGTTACCAAGAGACTCGAGCACAGGACGATGCAGACCGACCTTCGCACGGATGGTGCGTTGGGACGAAGACTGACCACTCTGAACCGCATTGGGCGGACGCTTCAGCTCGATGCTGATACGGCCGTTACCGATGGGGGACAGGGTAGAAGGGTCTTCGAACCAGAGAACACCATCCGCG